CCTTTTATTGCTGCGTTCAAATATTTGTAACACTTGCTCCCTGCTTAACCTTGGTTTTTTTGCTATGTCATTTTCCAGTGGGAACATTTTATTGGGTGTTAATTTTTTTCTAAACTTACTATCTAAGCCCGAATATACAGAAACTAGATAAGAATTTATACGCATCACGTTTAATTCGTGCAGCATATTTTCCCTATAAGCCCTCGCCATAAGGTTGTAGTCATAAATAGTGGTGCTGCGAATGTTCTCCGGTGTTAGGCCCATTCTAAAACCTAATACCAACATATCTTGCAGTGTAGCTATTTGGCTTTCTTGTTTTGAGGGCTGCGTAGGTTTCCCACTGATTCGCTAACCAGTGAAAATATTTCATTTAACTGCGCAAAATCCATAGTGCCTATTACATCCGCCGGTACTTCATTACCACCGGAAGCGGAAAGGGCCTGGATAAATAATTTAATGTTAGCAACTTTATCTAATGCCGCATCAATACTATTTAATCCAACCCCGGCTTCCTCGGTAAAACGCTCTAAAGCGTTAAGGTCAAACCTAAACGAATAATCTACGCCATCTATGGTAATAGATTTACTGCCTGCCATTAGCTAACTGCAACTCTTGCCAATGGACCATCGCCAGTAAAGCTACCGCTCAAAGTTGCAGTATCTTCGTTAGCTGCTACAATGCTTACAGAAGCCACGCTTGCAGTGCCAGTATATGATACTCCTTTAGTTGAGAATGCAGTGCCAGTTGGCTCAAACTCTAGGCTAACTTGTGTTCTATCTAGTATGTAGTTTACTAAGTCATCTACATTTTCACCAGTTTCGAAGTCAGCTAATCCATCAAGGTCCACGCTCCAAGACTTTTGTCCTAAAATGTGTTTAGCCCAACCGCTACTATCTTTTGTAGATGCATCGGGTAAATCTAGTTCTATGTTAAGTGTTGCACTAGTTGTTAGGGCAATAGCAGTGCCACTATCATTTAGTACGATTAATGTTCCGTTTACTGCGGCCATAGTTTTATTTCATTTAGTTAATGTTAAACTCTGTAAAAGATAAAAAAAAATTATCGGTAATGATAGACCCACTATTTTTCTTCTATAATATGCCTAAACCTTACTTCCCTTATAAAATAAGTGTATGTATCCGACTTTTCTTTACGCATTACATCATTATCTAAAACGCTAGTAAGTACGTTAAAATTAGTTAGAACAAAAGGTACTGGCCTTGCTCTTATAATTTGTTTAACCTGGTTCACTATACTATTTATTTTGCTGCGCGAACCGTTATCAAGGCTAAACCTATCAACAATGCTTAGGCTAAAAGTAACATCGTCCATAAAAGTACTTTTGGTACTATTGTCGGTAAGTGTTGTTGCGTTGAATTGTATGTGCGGATAAGTACCGTTGGCAGGAACTTCATCATACACATTCACTGGTGTGCCACTTATTGTTACATTATTATTTAACAATGTATAATATGCAGTCTGTAATTCTGTGGTTGAATCTTTAGCCATTTTGTACAAGTTTAATTTCAAAGTCTATCGTCATCGGGAGTGTTTGACCGCCTTTACTTTTGCCCATAAAAATTAAGTCCGTTTCTTCTTGTATAGCTATGGGAGCGACAAAATCAACCGAAGTCGTACCCTTTGCTGAATCAATATCTGTGATAACTCTCAAGGCATCAAATGGTGCAGTTGTATTCAAAACGCCATTCCTTTGCATAAAAATAATTTCAGCTTCAAGTGTTGCTTGTACTGAATAAGCTATTCTATTTATTAAAGCAGTATAACCACTAGGAACAGTATAGCATCCTATTTGAGACTGTCCTTTAAAAATTCCATTGGCTTTTATAGCCGACCAAATATCACCTGCTCCGCTTTCTTGTATAGTTAATTCTCCTTGATGGCTTGCGCTTGATTGCGTTGCATACGTTCCGCTACTTGCAACATACCATCTATAAAGTCTTATAAGAGAATCAGGAAGCGCAACCGGCGTAAGACCGTTCATAGTTACTGTGTTCGAAGTGATAACTAACTCACCTGCCACCTCTTTTAGCCCTTCGTAATACACCGTTCTAGCTCCAATACCCGAAGCATTATCATCTGCACTATTAGAAACAATTTCTAGCGCCGTATTTGAGGTTGGCATTCTATAAAATCCCGATTGTGTAATTGGTGCAAACGTACTTCCTACATTAGCATTTCTCCCAAACTTATGTATAATGCTAAAATTAGGCACATTACCCAAAGACATTTCAACGTGGAAATCCAAGACTTTTTTATAGTAATCTCGGTGTGAGTTATATACATAATCTGCCCTATTTACGTAAGTATTATTCTCACGCAACATGCGCCCAGTTTCCTTGTGCATCTTGGTTATGCCGTATGTGCCAAAATCATCTGCCATTGGTAATCTTTCTTAATGATTTTAGTAACTCTTTTTTTTCTTTTTCAAAGGCAGGGAAAAGGTAGGGCCTAGGTGGAACACCGCCAGGCCCACCATCTGATTTTTTAAACTGTATTGCTACCTCTGAGTAATCTACACCGCTTATTGTGGTGTTTACTTTTTCCCTTGTACCGAACTCAACATACGGTGCATATTCTACATTGGTGTGTACGGCGCGCCCAAGGCTGCCAAGTTTTTCAGTTTTTATGCTGCTTTGTAGTACACCGGTATCAACTGGCACTGCTTTTTTTGCGTTGCTTTCTATATTTAAAGCATGGTAGTTAAGTGCCAACTCGGCTTTAGCTTGTACATCTTTTTTCATGCCTTGCACCTGGCCTATAACTCTTTGCAGTTGTGCGCTATTTACATCAGCCCTAAGCATCAACTTCCTCAACTGCAATTAACTCTGTATAACCCTGGTTTTCACCTTTGTCGCGCGCATACTCTATATTAAAAGTTCGCCCATCATATATGGCACGCAACAAATAATCATACGTGGCTCTACTGTAACCCTGGCTAATAAAATCATCACGGTATCGTGTTGTGATTCTATATTTTACTTTGCCTTTTAAACCACCAACTTCATAACTTTCGTAGCCACTGAATGCAGCTACTTTTGCCCAAACAGTTACAAGGTTATTCCATTCCTGCGTGTTGCCACCCATGCCATCGGAAGTGAGGGAGTAATATTGGAACTGTACCCTCTGTTTCATTAAACCTACGTTGCCTTGTCTGTCTTTGGTTTTCATTCATTATATAAATTTGGTGTATTTTTTAAAATATGTTTTAGAACTATTCGGCAATACACTTACTGAACCTTCTACCAAATCTTGTCTATCTTCGTAAGCTGATAGCACTGCTTTTTTTAAACCAACCGTAATGCCACTAGGTATGCTAGTAAAACCCGCAGTGTACACAACTTTTAATCGCAACCTTTGGTACGGCGCATCATAACCATGTACAGTATTAAATACCAGTGTATCACCAGTTAAATAAAAATCGTCCCCGGCAGTCAATATAGTTTCAGTGCCTTCGTGATTTATGGTTTTGACAGAACTCACCGACTGTACCGGGAACAAAGGTAAATCAACACGCGCCGAATAAGTTTCATATTCAGCCGTTACGGTTTTTTCTATAAGCTGAAAGCTATACTGCTGCTCAACTGTATTTATTGTTTCTGTCACCAAGCTTGCAATCAAACTGTCATCATCACTTGTTTCTACCTTCATCCAGGATTTTGCGTCTGCCGTGCTAAGTACATCAGATGGAGTATTTGTACCAGTTGCAACGCTACTTACCGTTACAACGCCATTTAGGCCGTAGTCCGGTGTTCTTATGCTGCTTCTAAGAAAGGCCATTTAACTCCTCCATAAGTTTTTGTGCTTTTGCCTGGCTTAACCTATCTATAATCTGATTACCGCGCTTTACATAGTACATAGTCTTGGTGTTTACATCTTTTTCTAAATGCACCTTATCTGTAACATTGTAAGCTCTTTTATCTTCCTTTGTTTCGTAAAGTAGGCCTCGGCTTAGCATGCTATTTATAGTTACGCTATCTGCTTTGAATGGTTGGTCTATTTTGTACGGTGTTTTTCCGTGTCTAAAATTTTTTCTGCAACGGTAAGGCATGGCAATAAATTTAGTTAGAAGGAAGGGCAGGAATCGAACCTGCCCAAGTTCCAAACTTCCTTGGGCAATTTTAAGAATTACCGTTGGGCAATTTTAAGAATTACCTGCATTAGTGATGGCAGAAGTAAAGTTACCGAACGCACCTGCATTGGGTAGGTAAGTTGGTAAAGCTAAACGGCCACTAATTTGTACAGTTACCAAGTCTTTGATAACGTTATCTTGGTCTTGCTCGTAGAAACGAACTTGTACGCTCTCGCGGTCAAACAAGGTAGTAAGCTGCGGGAAGTCAGCTACTAAGAAGTCATTCGCGCTT